ACTAAAGCTTTTTTAAATTTCGGCTCATCCGAGATAAAAAACGCTGCGCATTATACGCTTAAACCTGTACAAAATCAAAATAACTACTGAGACTTTTTAAATCAG